CAATAATGAGGATCTTTTCTTCTTTAACTAAAAATGGGCGATATCTAATGTTCTTCTTTAGTGATGGAATTTCCAACTCATAAATTGGAGTCGCAATCTTTGGTAATGGCATAATGACCTATAAAATTCATGTGCTTTTATTTATAGCGTTCTAAACCAACTAGCATTATTTGGTTTAGTATTATTGGAAACCAATTTTGCATCTGGACTAGGATTAATTGGACCACCAATTCCTCTAGGTCTTGGATCATCCAATCTTCCAGTACCTAGATTAAGATTTCTCCAAATCATTTCTTCTCTTCCAGTTGCTAATCTAGTAGTAATTCCTTCTTCATTTTTAGCATTTGCCAATGAAGGTTGTCTATTATTATCTCTCATCGTATTTACATCAATACTTCTAATAGACCCACAAATATATCTCTCATAATTAAATGATGCCGTTACAGTTAATATTTGCGAATCATTATATGCGATTGATGGAGAATATAATGAAACTGGAAACAATTTAAAAAAGTTATATTCAATTTCGTTCGTATAATCTCTATCAAACTTTAATATCTTAACAGTATCACATTTATAATCTTTAGGATATTTCATTCTGAAAAAGTATCCCTCATTCGTTGGATTCATTCCAGATCCACTAGAAACAAATTCTATCCAATGTTCCAAGAATTTGATCATCTTATATTCTTTATCAACATAAAATGTCAAATCAGTAGAAGTAAAAATTCTGGTGTGTGCCATCTTTTCAGTGACACCGGTAACATCACCAACAACATCAGAAGTTCCAAGCGAACTACCCGGCAATGATGCAGAAGAGCACAATAATCCAGCATTTTCGGCAACAAATCTCCAATCAACACCTCTTAAACTTAAATGATTTTGAAGGGGAAGTGGTAATGCTCCGAAAGAAACTTGGTAGTGAGTAGTTTGTGCAAGATTACCGAAAATTGGTTTAATTTCCGATATTCTGCGAGGGCGGGCAGTGGACACTCTAAATACTCTTAAGGTCTTATACTATATGTATATGTCGTACAAAGGAAAATATCAACCAACCAATCCCCAGAAATACCGAGGAGATTATAGTAACATTATTTATAGGTCTTTGTGGGAACGCAAATTCATGAAGTATTGTGATCTCAATGAAAATATTCTTGAATGGGGAAGTGAAATTTTTGCATTGCCTTACCGATCTCCAATAGATAATCGTATCCACAAATATATTCCAGATTTTTATATCAAAGTAAAGGAAAGTAATGGCGAAATTAAAAAATGTATCATCGAAATTAAACCTAAGAAACAAACAGTAGAACCAATACCACAAAAGAGAAAAACAAAAGGATACATCTATGAAGTTTATGAGTATGCAAAGAATCAGGCGAAATGGAAAGCTGCGAAAGAATTCTGCAAAGATCGACAATGGGAGTTCAGGGTGTTTACCGAAGATCACTTGGGAATTAAGTAATGGCACTTACCGGATACGAAAAATCACTGGAACAATATACTAAAAATGAATTAGTTGATATTGCAAAAGAATATACCATATATTATAGGACAGATTCTGGGCAAGGATCTACTAGCAATTATGAAAAATTAACAAAAGAAAAATTAATCTCAATCATAAAATCTGATAGAGATTATCAAAGTTCTGCTCCATCATCAGAAAAATTGAGCAGAGTTCAAAGAATGATGAAAAGAATTTCACAAGCAACTTATAGTCCAGATGAAATTATGGAAATTATTCAAGAAATTTTTGATGATGTTGAAAAATATCCGAGACCAGGAAATATATACACTTTCGTTTATACTGCAAAAACACCAGGAATTTGGTATGATAAACATCCATTAGTGATAGTTCAAGGAGATGGTTATAGTACATCTGGATTTAGAGGATATAATATTCACTGGTCAGATCATAGAAATTATGTTTGGGAAGGAGTTGGAAGTTTATTTCATAGAGTTCAAAGAGGTGAAGAATTTGATTATCTTCATGATGTTCCATATAAAGACATATTGCGCACGTAGACTAAATAGTTAGAAAATATAAATGGCGCAACTTCTCAGATATCCATTAAAAAGAATAGATGAATCTGATGATTATCTTCAGATTCATGTGATAGATTATGTTCCTCCAGATATAGATTTATCAGGTTCTACAAATATACTTCAAAGAACTTCAACACAAGCATTAGAATCTCAAAGTTTAAAAAATCCATTGTATCAAATTCTTCTTCCCATGCCACAGGGAATTTCTGATACCAATTTGGTTAAATGGGGAGAAGATACTATAAATCCTTTAGAAGCTGCTGGAGTTGGGTTAGCAAAAGGTGTAGTAGAAGGAGAAAATCCATTAACTAAAATTTCACAAATGGCCGGTGCATTAAAATCTACCCTTACTAATGGAAATGGGCAGTATTTAGTTACTAGTTATATGTCAGCAAAAGCAGTTGGAACTCTTGGAGGAAATGTGACTGCAGAAGGAGTTCTCGCAAGAACTTCTGGTCAGGTTCTTAACCCAAATATGGAACTTCTGTTTCAAGGAGTTCAATTGAGATCCTTCAATTTCACATTTAATCTTGCACCCAGATTCGAAGAAGAAGCGAATGATGTTAAAAAAATCATACGAACCTTTAAATCATCAATGGCTGCTAAAACTTCAAGTGGTACTGGTGCTGGTCTATTCATTAGTTCTCCCGAAGTATTTCAATTAACTTATAAATCAGGAAACAAAAAACACCCATTTCTTCACTCATTTAAACCATGTGCATTAGTAAGTATGGGAGTTGATTACGCAGGATCTGGTGTCTATGCAACTTATGAAGATTCAACACCAGTTCATATGAAACTCTCACTTTCATTTCAAGAACTGAATCCAATTTACTTTGAAGATTATAATAAGATTCCTTTAACCGATGGAGTTGGATACTAATGGGATACTTTAGAGAACTACCAGATTTAGAATATCAATCTCCCTTTGTAGATAGAGTATCTTCGGATGCTTATGTTCGTGCAAAAAATTTGTTTCGTAGAGTTAAACTTCGTGATGATTTACAGAATGTTTTTACTCTCTTCAATAAGTATCAAATTCCTGATGGTGCCCGACCAGATACTGTGGCAAAAGAACTTTATGGTAGAGCAGATCTTGATTGGGTTGTGATTCTAACTGCAGGAATTGTAAATATCAGAAATGAATGGCCTTTATCTGATAGAGATATTTACGATTATGCTGAAGGAATTTATGGAGAATCATTAAATGCTACACATCATTATGAGACTAAGGAAGTTAAGGATTCTCAGGGACGTTTAATTCTTCCTGCAGGTAAGGTTGTAGATTATAATTTCACAATTCCAGATCCAAATATACCAATTCAAAATATTAGTCCGGCACCAGTCGTTGGAATTAGTAATTATCAATATGAAGTAAGAAAAAATCAAAAAAAGAGATCAATTTATGTTCTAAGAAGTCAATTTTTACAGCAGTATTTGAATGATATGAGAAAGATTATGCATTATGACAAATCTTCACAATATGTTGATAAAACTTTAATTCGTACTGAGAATACTAGAGTCACAATGCCATAAAAAAGGGGGAGGTCACCCTCCCCAATCCTATTACTCAGCAAGTTTTGCGAAGTAACTAAGTGTGTCATCATCTTCGTCATCATCATAAGATGAAGAATTGGAAGAAGAAAGACTGCTCAACTGAGTGCGAAGATCTTCATCAAGTTCACGAACTGGACCACGGGAAGTCTCTTCCTCATCGGCAACCTCAGGATCTTGACGACGAGTAGTCTTGTTACCAAGAACTTGACCAAGACGGGTATTCAGTTCATCATAAGACTTGAACTGATCGGGAGCAATGAACTCAGCAAGAGAATATTGCTTCTTCCAGATTGCTTCCATTGCATCGTCATCCTCTAGAAGAGGACCTGCAGCAGCAAACTCACTGGAATCATAGTTACGATAACCAGCAACGTTCTTTGCTTTCAGTTTGAAGTTAGCACCCTGCCAGAAGTCAAAAGGATCAATTGCTTGCTCATCTTCAAATTCTGGTTGCATTGCAGTAGTCAGTTTATCAAAGATTTTCTTACCAAATTTATAAAGAAAGACTTTACCTTCGTTGGAAGGATTAGCAGGATCTTTGACAACATAGATGTTGCTCACATAAGTCAGTTTACGCTTCTGCTTACGTGCTACTTCCTTGTTTGAATCAATTCCAGAATTCCAGAGTCCAGAATTATGCTCACAAATAGGGCATTTTTGATTGAGAGTTGTGATACACTGATCGATCAACCAACCACCAGGACCTTGGAAGGCATGGGAGTACAGTTTCACAAAAGGAATATCCTCTCCCTCAGGAGCAGGAAGGAAACGAATAATTGCATAACCATTCTGTGCTTTATCACATTCAAGTTTCCACAGGCGATCATCGGTAGATGATGCGTTATTATTCATTTTTTCGACTTCCTTGACTAGTTTTGCAGTCAGGGAACCAAGTTTGGATTGTTTTTTAAGATCGGAAAAGGACATTTGGATTAGTTAGATAAATTGGATTTGGTTTTGTAACAACTTTATTATAGGATATCTATAAAGGGATGTCAAGCCCGAGATATCATCTATCGATAAATTCTTTAAGAGACTCTATCGTTTTATTCATACTATTGAAGAGTAGATTCATATCTGTGTCGGGAGGAAATCCCATAATCGCCACAGATTTTTTCAGATTCTCTTTCATTTCAACCGCTTGTGGGTCATCTGAAAGAGAAAGTCTTGTGTACATAATGCGTTGCTTTTCCAGCAACTGAGTCAGTTTATCAATGTGTTCCAGTTTACCTTCACGGGTCATTCTACCAAAGGTCAGAATGCTTCCATAAATGAACTTCTGAAGTTCATTAATTTCATTAAGTTCATTCTGAATCATTTCAGAATCAAAAAAATCACTCATTGATTATTTCCCTTAATATTTTTTTATAGTTAAAAACATCTATTTGAAGAAATGGTTTGTACTTTCTGATTTTTAAACTTACGGTTTCCCATACAGGATCCAAAAGTTTCTTATCAAAGACATTTCCGAACTGGAAGATTATATCATAAATCACCAGGATTTCAGGTGAAATCTTCCCACCCAGGAATTTTTTTAGAACCGGTGGATGACCTTTCGAGCAGTTGAAGGCATCTTCTAATTTGATTTCCGAGAGTAATTCTTCCGATTGTTCTTTGAACAAGTAGGTCAAACTCTGCTGTCGTTTCATCCACTCGGTGTAAGTCCTTTCTCCCGAATTTATAATTTCTCCAATCCATATGTTTTGTGGGTTGTCTGTGGCAACAAAGTTTGATACAAGAAAATTTACAATTTCTTTGTCAGAATATTTTCTGGAAGATTTCTCGAAAAAATACTTATCCTTACGTTTGTTGAAGGAAGTCAGAGTTGCTCTGGACTTACCACCATATTTAAAGAAATCGTATTTTGGATTTGTAAAATGACTTTTGAGTGAAAGATAATGTTGATAGGTCTCAAATGGACTCATAAAGGTAATTTTGCTTTCGAAGTTTTTTTCATAAAGTTTAGATTGATAGCATCATACTTCAATCTTTCTTTAAGTGGTTTTGATACAAGTTTAGTAATTGAATCCACTTCAATACCATTCACTTCACAATAGTGAACAATTGCATCAATGTAATTACATTTTTCTTCTGCAACAATCTTTTCTATTTCCAGTGCAAACTTAGAAGGAGTAAGAAACTTATCCTCTATTGCTTTTTCTAATTGTTTATTTGGTTCCATATTGCTCAAGTTTATCTCCAACAAATTTTCTAATATATTGGACGAGCAATTTAAGGTACTTTGCTTTGTCATATTCTTCATAAACTACACACTCCCCATCTTCGCAGGACATAATGATAACAAATTTTTTAACTGAAATACCAGTCAGTTCGTAATACATTGCGGCATAAGCACAACATTGAACGAAATAATGATCAATCCACTCGCGTGGTTTGGGTTTTTTGGAAGTTTTAAAATCGACGATTGCCAATTCTCCGTTGTATTCTGCAATACAATCAACGGTTCCAGCAATACCCAATTTCCTACTATATAGGGAACCTTCAAGAGCGTGAATATTATTTATTCGATTCAGTTCTGTTTTAGAAATCTTAAACAGAAAATCCGATAAAGGTTGAACTATGGGTAGTTCCCTATTATACAAATAATTTTCAACCAAGGTGTGCATGTCAGTTCCGCGACTGGTTGCTGCCTTAGTAATCTTATCAGCTTCCTCATTACCAATTCTTTTGCGCCATTTAACAAAAATTTCTTTATTAAAATGACTTGTAATTGAGGTAATAGAAACTAACTTGAGAAATTCTTCATCTTCGTCAGGAACTTTATAGTATCTTACACCATCAATGGTTTCCCTTTCAAGTTTTGGAAGATTTGTATCTATGTGTTTAAATCTTCCTTGCTTAGGAACTTCAGGATGCAACTCATAATATTTTTCAATTAACGGATTTGGCATTTTTCATTTCGGGGGTAATTTCATTATAGCACAGTTTGTGTGTGTTGCAATCCTTTTCCAATAATATTATCGGTAGAAAATTCCCAGATCATGTTTTGCTATTAGGTATTCTTTTACTAATCCACTTCTGCAAATATCATCTACAGTAAATTCTATAGTATCAAAGGAAATCATTGTCTTTAGAATTTTGAGAAATTCTCCAACACCATCTCTTTCATATTGTTTCAATAGATCACTTTGTTCAGTATCTCCAGTAAAAATAATTCTACTATTTTCCCCAACTCTAGTAATAATAGAATCTAATTCGTGAAATGAAAGATTGCTAAACTCATCCACAATAATTACGGCATTATCGAGAGTAGTTCCACGGAGAAATGAAGTACTCCAAAACTTGATAGTTTCTTGAGCTTTAAGATTTCCATAAAGCATTTCAAAATCGACATCAGAAGACATTTGGAACATATACTTTACCATATTCTTATAAGGAATTTGATAAATGTCTGCCTTATCATCATGAGATCCAGGAAGGAATCCAATCTCTCTGGTTGCTACGAGAGAACGAACAATATAAACTTTTTCAACGGGAGAATTTTCATCAAGAACTTCGCGGAGAGCATTATAAAGACTAATAAAACTCTTACCAGTTCCTGCACATCCATATGCGACAATATGCTTTTGTGAGGAATAAGAATCAAAAAATTTTCTTTGATTGTCTGTGAGTGGTTCAATGTTTATTAATGAATCAAATCCAATCGGTTTTTTAGTTTTTCTTTGTCGCGGAAATTCTCCAAATTCAGTTTGCTGATCTTTAGACTGTCTTCTTCTTGCCATATTAGGTAGGTTAGATTTTCTTTACTTTCGATTTAGGAGCTTTGCTTGCATTACCCAGGACTTCATTCCATCCTGGGTGTTTAGAGATCAACTTATTTTGCCAATCTCCAACCTCAAAACTACTTGGCGCTGTTGATGGATCAGACCAATCTCTAATCCACTCATAATTTTCAATTTTCCACCGTTCCCAATCTTGAATAGTCATAGTCACTTCTTTTTTCTCACCTGTTCTTTTGTTAATAATAGGATATTCTGGCATTTTTGCTTCCAAAATTTTATATAAAAATCTATTTATTGATGTTTCTTGTAAATGTTCTACCTCTCCTCCATCCTTCTGGGATTTCAACATCCTTAAAAATATATTTACTATTAACACCATCAGTAATCCACATCATAACACTTTTTCCACTATTCCAAGATTTTTTACCATACATATGGTTCTTTTCTCCTATTTGACGCTCACTCATTATTCTTCTAGCTTCTTCAGTATGTTGCCTTCCATACATATGGTTCCTTTCACCACATCTATTATACATATGGTTCTTTTCTCCTATTTGCCTTTCACTAAACATCCTCCTATGTTCTTCAGAATGTCTATATCCATAGGCAGGGTGCTCTTCTCCTATTTTACCATACATAGGATTATTTTCACCATCTGAACAGCAATAAAACTTTACCGAAGTTTGCTTTGATTTATTAGCAAAGTGAGGATTTTTATCTACTTCATAAAAATTGTGAAGGATTATCTCTGCTTTAAGTACTTTTTCTGCACTATCAAAGGTTTCTAAAATAATCTTTTGAGTTGGTTTAAAAGTTTTATCGTGAAAACTTCCAAAATAATTTACATCTTTTTCTGGAAGACATTTACATTCCCTTTTTCCAATATAACCTCTTCCATATTCCTCATAGGAATAATAGACATAAAAGTGTTTCATACTACTCTAAACTTGGTGACAATAATATTTATAAAAGAAAGGGACATTTCTGCCCCTATTCTACCTGAAATGTGTCACCAAGTCAAGGCACTTTTATTTAGGTTTTATTTAAGGACTCAACCTCGCACGATGAAGTCTCTTCTCTTCGTAATAACTGAAGATCTCAGGAACCCATGCTTTAATCACAGGAACCATACCTTCACAGAGTGCCTGAATTTCCACCTGTGCGTCCAATTTGGC